TCAAGGCTCATCGTTCGCGAATTCCTCCTGTAGCATGCCTCGGAGCATGGTCTGCTTATAAGGTACATGGGAGGTAGCAATGGCGTAACGGATTGCCTTGTCCTCCCCGCAGACCACGCAGTATTGCTTAGCGCGGGTGATGGCGGTATACAGCCACTCCTTGGTGAGCAGAACTTTAGCGGGCATATCCAGCCCAACGATCACATAAGGAGCCTCCGAGCCTTGCAGCTTGTGACAGCTGAGAGCGTAGCCAAGCTCGATCTTGGAAAAATCCGCCCGCTTGATGACAATATCGCCCCACATATCGAAAGTGACGATGAGGCTTGTGGGAGTGATTTCTTTGATGATGCCCCGATCCCCATTGAATACAGGGCAGATTTCAGGAGATTCTAAATCTTCCGTCAGGGGGCGTTCTGCCTGATACATGTTTTTAGTGCAGATCACGCGGTCGCGTTCCCGCAGTGTATATTTAGCGGAAGGGTCTTTGGCGTTAAGACTGACCACGACCTCATGACGGCCAAAGAGCGGAGGATTGACCAATGCCTGTACTCGATTGTTAAGGGCGCGTGTAGCCAACAACCCTCGCTGCTTCATCGGTACGACGATCTGAATGTCCTGATAGTCCACGCCTTGATCGTAGAGCTTTCGGTACTCTTCCATCACACAATCCTGCGAAATAATGGGGTTCTGATACACACGAATCTTCAAGTCCTTGAGTTCGCCCCGTGTTTCCTCGCCCAGCCAGCCGTAGTCAAATAACGGCTCCTGATTACGGACTCTCAGACTTTCGGTGACAATGGCGGATTTAGCGGCCTGACGATGAATCTGCGTCAGACGGCTGACTGCCAGAACACCCGAATCCAGCATGTCCTTAAAAACATTACACATACCGATACTTTCCAGCTGACCGTCATCGCCCAGCATAATGAGCTTAGAGCCGGAAGGAATCGCACGCAGAAGTGCCAGAAAAATCTCCGCGCCCACCATGGAAATCTCATCCAGAATGATGACCTTCTCTACGAGCGGACAGCTTGCGTCATGCAGAAAGTGCCCATCTTGATAGCCCAGCAGCCGGTGGATGGTCATACCCTCCCGCCCCGTTACCTCAGTAAGACGAGCGGCGGCACGACCAGAAAGAGCGCACTGGGCAAAGGAAGTGTTGGGCATCAGCCGCAGGAAACCGGCCACTACGGAAGATTTACCAGTACCAGCAGAACCGGTGACGATACAGACATTGGAGCTTTCAATGCTCTGAATGGCATCGTGCTGTTCCTGTGTAAACTCCCATCCCTGAGACAGTTCCAGTTCATGCAATGCCTGCTCTGCATCTTGACGGACAGGAGGCAGCTCACCGCAAGCAATGCGGTGAAGCTCCTGAGCGATTTCTGCCTCCATATCGTGCAGGTAGCAAAGAGCCACCTTGGTTTTTTCTTCATCCCACCAGAGAATTTGCTGATCGTGCAGTTGATTGAGCGCGGCACGAATCGCGTCAAAGTAGGCGGTGTCCAGCCCCAGATCATTACACACGGCTTGCACCAGTGCAGAAGGAGCCAGCCATGTATGTCCTTCGTCTGCGGCCTGATTCAACTGATAGCGGATATTGGCTTCAATGCGCAGAGGCGAATCAAAAGCAATGCCCCGCATCTTAGCAATCTCGTCCGCACGCTTCCAGCCGATGCCGTCTATCTCATACATCATGACGTAGGGGTTCGTCTGGATGGTATCGACCATACGGTCTATATCACCCTGAAAGCGCTTTATGAGGGATGTAATCAGAGAAGCGGGCAGCTCGTACTCGGCTAAAGCCACGTATGCTCGCATCTTCGTGAAATTGTCATGGAATGCGGCAATCATACGCTTGGCCGTAGCGGGGCCTACGCCTTCTACTGTCAGCAACTTTTGAGTATCAGAGTTTAACAGCGCTGTGTACGGGTCATCTAGAGCAGCGTACAGATTCGCCAGCTGGCGTTCAGTGTACAGGGACTCCAAAAAGTTCCGCTTATCATCTGGGTCGCTCATATCACTTTTGCGGGAGAAGACCTTGATGCGGTACGACTCACCATACCGGACATGATTGGAAAGTTCCGCTTCCAGCAGATACACGCCGCCAACGGTGATCTCGTAGGGGGAGCCGGTGACTTTGATATAATCGCAGTCCAGCTCGCCCTCCAGCACCTCTTCCACCTCGCAGGTGGCCACGACCCAGCTTCCCGGTTCGCGGCCATTTTTAGGGAATAGGATTCGGTCAACCCGAACTTGTGCTTTCAAATAGTTGGAATTCATGAAGCCTCCTTAATAGGCATACAGATAAGGGAATGCACGAAGCAGTGCCCGAACCTGAGTTTTATAATGCTCTCGACCTGTCTGCCATTTCAGATCTCGAAGAACATCTGCACGCCGGAGAAACGCTTCGCAGATGATGGTGGCGATCTCCTTCATCTCCTTCTCCTTCATACCACGGGTGGTCAGAGCAGGTGTACCAATGCGGATGCCGCTGGTTTCTGAGACGGCAAGCAGATCGTTCGGTAGGGAATTTTTGTTGGCTGTGATGCCGATCTCTGCCAGCGCATCTTCTGCCTGCTTCCCGGTCAAACCTACGCTGTCCCACGTATTGAGCAGAAGCAAGTGGTTGTCCGTGCCACCTGTTACCATGGGCATGCCGTAACTACGGAGCGTTTCTTCCAGCGCCTTGGCATTGGCGACCACTTGATGCTGATACCACAGGAACTCCGGCCTCAAGGCTTCGCCAAAGCAGACAGCTTTTGCGGCGATGACGTGCATCAGAGGCCCGCCCTGCAAACGGGGAAACACGGCAACATCCAATGCTTTGGCAAACTCCTTCCGGCAGAATACCATGCCGCCCCGAGGGCCACGTAACGTTTTATGGGTAGTCGTCGTTACAAAGTCCGCATACGGGAAAGGGCTGGGATGATCGCCCGACACGACCAGACCGGCGATATGGGCAATGTCTGCCATGAGATAGGCATCCACGCTCTTGGCGATCTCGCTCATTCTGGCAAAATCAATGGTACGAGGATAAGCGGAAGCGCCGCAGATGATGAGTTTAGGGCGCACCTTTGCAGCCAACTCAGCAATTTCTTCATAGTCCAGCAAGCCCGTTTCGGAATTGACACCGTACTGGTGCGCCTCGTATAGTTTGCCCGCAAGACCCTGTGGATTGGCGTGACTCAGGTGCCCACCAGCGTCCAGACTCATGCCCATGACCTTATCACCAGGCTGCAGAATGGCGGCATAGACAGCCATGTTGGCCTGTGTGCCGCTGTGAGGTTGCACGTTTACATGCCATTCCTCTGTATTCAGCTCAAACATCTGCAAGGCGCGGAAGCGGGCGATCTCTTCAATCTGGTCTACATACTCGCAACCGCCGTAGTAGCGGTGGCCGGGATAGCCCTCGGCATATTTGGCGGTAAGCACGCTGCCCATGGCCGTGATAACGGCAGAAGAGGGATAATTTTCCGAGGCAATCATTTCCAAATGATCCATCTGACGTTCATACTCTTTGACAATGAGGCCAAAGATTTCTTTGTCACAAGCCGCATCAAAGCGGCCTTTGGCAGCATAGGGAATCGGCATTAGTCATCCGTCCTTTCTCGATCCAATTTCAGCTGCAGGCTTCCGTCCGGCAGCACTTCTTCAATTAAGCAAACGGTGTGGTTATATACGGAGTCAGAATATTTTTTGGGTACAAAGTTGTCGCTGCGACGAATGCCGGTGATGAGCAGCTTGGTGCCGCGAGCGAACCAACTCTTTTCAATAACGGTCTTTTTGTCCTGACCAGGGAGCTTTTCGGAGATCTGCTTGTTGTAGTGAGCAAAATTTCCGGCGAAGAACTTGACTGTGACCACGCCCTCCAAGGTCAGAAGGGAGATGGTGTGCTTGGTGTTATCCCGATCCAGCACCGTGCCCGCAATACGGAAAAGCTGGTACTGGTTCCAAGTGCTGACCACGCCGGTCTTACGATCCTTGCGCTCCTTGACGGCCAGCACAATGGGTTCTTCGGGGATGGAACTGAACGAAGACACATTATATTGAGCCAAATTGGCGTGTGATAGTTCATGCTCCGTGTAATAGAAAGACAAGCTGTCCATCTCCCATTTGGCAGTACAGCCTTTTAGATACTTGTCGCGCAGATCGCCGCAGAAAGCGTCATTGAGCCGCTGATTAAACGCGCTTAGGGTTTCAGGCTGCTGCATCCATTCCGTCAGCTCCTGAATGAGCTCCTTATAGCGCTTTTCAAACTTGGCCTGATAGATGATAAAATCAGCGCCCTGATAGTCATACTCCAAGCCCTCGGTGAAGCAGTGAATGGCTTCGTTCTCAAAGAAACGGGCAGCATAATCGTCCAGCTTGTAGGCTTTAGGCTTATTGCTGAACAGGAACTCCTTCTTGAAAATATAGGAACGGAAGGAGACCAGACTGACCTGAAAGTCCATTTGGCTAGGGATGAACCCCGGCATGGCTTTCATGGCAGGAAAGTTTTGGAATGTTAACGCCCCCTTGGGCTCCACCTTGGCGAAGGCAATGCAGTCAAGCATCTGTTGAGCAGCTTGCTGACGGGTAAGACCAAAACAGTCAAAGCATCCGCCTTTGACCAGCGCCAACAGAGCTACGTTACCAAGGTTCATGTTCTTTTGATAGAAGTCGGCCAACGAGTTGTAGGGACGATTGGCTACCACTTGCTGTGCCGCTTCATCCCCAATGCCCACCATACCTTTCAGACCGAAAATAATACGGTCGCTGGTCGCGTCCGGCTTGAATCCAAAGGAAGCAGAGGTGATCTCCGGGAGCGCTACCTGCACGCCCTGATGCTTCATATCTCCGATGGCCTTGGCAATCTTACCGTAGTTGGTTGCACCATTATCGTCGTTGCTTTCATTGGCCCCAGCGTTAATGGTAAGCACAGCAGTCTGCCAATAAATGTGCGGGTAGAAATGGTACAGGTTCATTTCCTGTAGGGCAATAGCTGCGTAGGGAAGGGTGTGACAGGAGGAAAAGGAATAACCTAACTGAGGCTTGATGCCAAATGTATAAACATAATCCAGCATCGCCTTCCTGGTGCCGATTTGCTGCCCCTTCTCGTAATAGCGTTTCAGGGCTGCGTCGATAATGTCTTTCTTTTTCTTACTGGTGCCTTTTCTGAGCTTGTTACACTCCGGCATCGTGAAACCGGAAATATGAGGATCCAGCACCAGACGCATCATATCCTCCTGCTCAATAGAACAGCCGTCGTTCTCATCCAGCAGAGAGATGAGTGCCTGCTGTTCTTCATCGTTCAGGCCATGATCCTGCATTTCCTTGATCCAGTTTTCCCTGTGGCCTTTCAGAGCGACGTAATGATCCATGGGCTCCATGTCCTCATTGCCCATGAGGCGCATGACGGAGCTGGCCAGTGCGAGCTGCTTCAACGTGCGGGGACGAATTTTGCGCATGGCTTCAATGCCCAGCGGCCCCTGAAACTGGAACAGATCAATGATCTTACCCTCACCTGCTTCATCCCACATGGACGAATCATCGTAGTTCAGTACGTCGGGATGCAGGTACTTGTCATAAGTAGCTTTCAGGCTGCCCTGCCACTGCATCAGGCCATCAGCGCACAGCAGCTCCACGCATTTCTGCATCTTCTCCACAGCATCCGTCACCAGCAGATCTACTTTCAGGCAGCCCGCAGCGTCCGAATCTGCCATCTCCCAGCAGGTAACGGGCGTGCCGTTGGGTGCCCGCATCATGCTGACTTGTTCCAGATAGGGGTTATTGAAGATGTAGAAACCGCTGGCATGGATGCCGGAGCCGGAAACCAACCCTCCGATCTCTTGAATGGTTTCTTCCAACATAGGGAACAGGCGAATGCGATTCAGAAGCTCGGTGACAGGCTGGAAGCCATTGTCCTCCGTACCCTTGCAACATTCGCTCCACGTCCATACATGGCCGCGTGTGACGGGAACCAGCGGGGAAAGCTCGTTAGCCGTATCGCTGTCAATGCCCAGCCCACGGCAGGCTGTTTTAATGGCGGACTTCAGCGTTTCCGAGCGGAAGGTGATAATGTTCAGGCAGCGCTCATACCCAAACTCCTGTTTCAGCAGCTCAAAGATTTGAGGCCGCTTGGAGGGCGAAAAGTCGCTGTCCACGTCGGCCAGTTCTACCTTGGTCTGGTGAATGTGCCGCCACCAAGGCAAGTTGTGCTTAATGGAGTCCACCTGCGTGATGTTCATCAGGTAGGCGCAGTAAAAGCCACAGCTACTGCCACGGCCATTGCCCACGAAGGAAACTGTCCATGCGATTTCAATGATGCGTTGCATCAGATTGTAGTAGCCAGACATACGGCACCCAAGCGCGTCAGAGATTTTGAGCATCTGCTCCACTTCTACATCCACGCGGCGAGCGATGGCTTCCGTTAGAACGATATTCTTTTCAGCCAATCCTTTCTCGCACTCCTGCAAGAAGAAACGATCCTGTTCGTAGGGACTGTCGGCCAGCGCTTGAATGTTTGGGCAGATGCTGTAATAGGGAGCAAAGGTGCCACGTATCACGGGAGGCTGCAACATCTTCCGTTCTGGCACGATGGTTTTGCGGAACAGTCCATAGTCCCCAGCATCCGCACACATCTGACGAATGCGCTCAGAATTACGGAAACCTGCAACAATATCGCTTTTCTCGTAATAAGACAGGCGCTCCATCATTTCTGCGGGGGTTTTGAAATAGGTGCTTTCGTAAAACTCCCCCATCTCCCGGCTGGCAGCTTCATCCTCTGCGCTGGAATTAAGAAAGGCTTCATGCAGTTTGCGCTTGTCTTTTGACAAGTAATGAACGTCGTTGGAAATGACCCACGGATAACCAAAGGTCTTGCAGAAGCGGAGAATGCGCTGGTTGAAGTCGATCTGTTCAGGAGTAACGCCGCATTGCATTTCAATGAAGAAGTTTTCTTCTCCAAACTGCTTACGGCACCAGGCGCAGAAGTCGATCACGCCCTGCGTATCGCCTGCGGCCACTAGATGAGCCAACCGTCCACCAAGACAAGCGGTAGAAGCGATCAGATGACCAGGCTTCTTGCCAACGATTTCTTCAATGTCTTGATAGAATGTATTGGGGCGAACAACGCCCTTGTAAGAATACGCCCTCTGCCATGCGCGGGTGCTCAACTCTCGCAACTGTCGGTGGCCTTGTGCGTCTTTGGCCAGTAGCAGGAAGTGCCAAAAGTTGTCCGTACCGGGCTGGCCTTTGAAATCATCTTTTTGCTCTGTCTGGTCAATCAAGTAAATCTCGTTACCCAGAATAAGGGAGAAGTCAAACGCTTCTCCCTTTTCTTCTGCCTTGGCTTTGAGTTTTTTAACATAATTGAGCGCCCGGATGTGGGCGGACAGAGATTCATGGTCAGTGATTGCCATGCCCTTTAGACCGATCTGAATGGCGTAGTCAATCCCAGCTTCTACTTTGACCGTAGAATCTTTGAAGCGAAGATTGGAACCTTGATCGGTGTGGCAGTGAATCTCAGTGAAATCGAACTCAGTCATCGAACGCTCCTTCCGCATCAAGCTGATTGAGCAGCGCTTCTGAATCCAACCGCAGAAGATCGCGCTGCTCAGCAAGCTCCTGTTCCAACTCTACGATGCGGCTTTTGGCAACGGAGATTCGATTTTTGGCAGTATTAAGCGCTGCCTGATTAAATTTTAGCCACCATTTGTCTCGGCAAGCGGCCAGTTCCTTCTCGCCTTTGACCACAGCAGCGTCCAAATGCAACGCCCCGTCTACATTCCAGCCAAGACGATTGGTGGATTCACGGGGACGCCATGCGGCGTCATCAGCATAAGGAAGATACTGGCGACGGATGCAAAGCAATGCGTCACTCCCACTGCGACGCGCTACATAAAAGGATTGATTCTCGTAAACGATTTTGGCCACATTTATGGTTTGAGAGATGTAGTCCGGCCAAACATAATATTGGTTCATGCAGATTCTCCTTTTTGCGTGTTCGTCTTACGAACCTTCTCGCCTATTTCGGCCAGACAACGGTGGCAAATATCAACCTTGTGCCATGTCGGATGAACGCAAAGAGGATAACACTGTTTGAGACGTATCAGTGCGTGCAGCGTGCTGCCGTCAATCGTTCGCCCGCAGCAATCGCAAACAAAAGACACTTTCTTCATAACATGCTCCTTAATCGCAGTAACTATGATGACAATAAGGACAGCCGGTAATCAGCTGTTCTCCTGCCGCTTGAACAGAATAAGAGAAATTGTTGTGTTCATAGCCAAAGTAAATGTTCTTACCGCAATACCAACAAAGGCCGCTTTTGGGTGCATACACAGGATAGTTATGCTTCTGACAGAAAAGCGCCTGACGTTGGCTGGCGGCTTTGGGATCATATGTAGTCAAGCGATGCCTCCTTCTGCGCTCCCGAGACGCTGCGCCGCGATATGATAGTAATCAGGGTCTTTTTCAATGCCGATAAAATGCCGTCCTGTGCGAAGAGCAGCTACGCCTGTGGAGCCGGAGCCCATACAGAGATCCAGCACTGTATCGCCTTCATTCGTATAGGAGCGGATGAGCCATTCCAACAGCGCCACGGGCTTCTGAGTAGGATGCAGTGCTTCCTTCTGTTTGTCCGTCGCAAAAGTTAGAACAGAGGTGGGAAAGCGCTCCGTGCTATCATAGGAATGCAAGCCATACTCGCCGTAATCGGTGGACTGCTTACAACCCCGTTTATGCTGAGCTGAGGAAACTTTGCGCTCGTGTCCCTGTGTTTTTTGAGGATGGTAAACAGGAGGCTTCTGATAAAAGATCACAATATCTTCATGAGAGCGAAGTGGCATTCGATTGGCATTCAGGAAGCCGGTAGGCGTGGTCTTCTGCCAAACGAGAGAATAGCGGTACAGTTTTGGCCGGGACAGGATCAACTCTGCCGTAAAGCGCCCAGAACCGAAGAAGATCATGGGAGCAGAGGGCTTCACTAACGGGAGAAGTGCCCGCCACATCGGCTCAAAAGGGATCACCGCATCCCAGCGGTTCCGAGCGGTGCAGCCATAAGGCGGATCGCAGAGCATCAGATCAACAGAACCCGGTGGGAGCGAAGGAAGAACAGAGAGACAGTCGCCCAGATAAAGAACTGGTTCGTTCATATCATCACCACCTGAAACCATTGAACTGCTGCAGACGGCGTTCCACTTCCGGGCTCCACTTCTGAGCAACCTCAAAAGTTTTTGTCGTAGGAGTCCAGAAACTGTAGAATTGACACAGGTTTTTGAACTCTGCTGCATTCTCGTTGGTGGGGCAGTAAGCGCACCAGTGACAGAGAGGGGTGGGTTTGGGTTCCCACAGACCCGAAAGAGACGAAGAGCGGATGCTGTCCAGAATGTGACTCAGTTTCTTCTCCGCACGGGCGAGCCAGCCAGAGGAACCGCCAATCTGGGTCTGCCCCAGCAACATGAAATCGTATAAATGTTCGACGATCTCTTGGTCGGGAAAGAGCTGCTGGCAGGCCAGATGATAGATGTACATCTGCAAGGGCGTTTTAAGGTCAGCCCCCTCAAAGACCTTTTTAGAGGATTTATAATCCACGATGCGGAGCTGGCCAAGATCGTTTTGTTCAATCTTGTCGATCACGCCCTTAATATGGACAGGGCGCTCCTCGACTTCGCCGGTCTCTTTATCAACGAGGGGAACGGTCTGTCCGTCCAAAGCCAGATCAAAGGGCAGCTCTACGGCAATGGCGTGCCAGACGGAATCTGCCTCTTCATCAGGCAGATGAGTTTCAAAAAGATGCAATTTCTCATCATAGGTCATACCGCTTTTATTGTCCGGCTCCGACCATTCGTCAGGGTAGCGTTTCCGCAGCACCCCCACAGAGTCCAGCTTTTCAGTCTTGGTCTTGGAGGATTTTTCCTGCCCTTCCCAGCCGGTCTCCATGACCATGTGCATGATGGCGGCATAGTCAGGTTTCCTCCCGGCAATCAGATTCAGCGAGATCAGCTCCTTCGCCTTGTGGAGCAGGGAGCCAAGGGAAAGAGCCAGCGAGCTTTCATTGGGATAATGCCCCTCGATATACTTGAAATAAAAAGCTCTGGGGCAGTTCTTGAACTGCGACAGAGCGGAGTAACTGTAGTTTTTAACGGCGAGATCGGAAATAAAGATCACGCTCCTTTCAAAATATGGTACAATGTGAAAAAAGGAAAGAAGGACTACACATGGTTGAAATTACATACTCACAAAGAAAAATGTTGAAGCATATTTTGAAAGCTGGTGAGAAAGGCGTTCGTTGGGATGCGCTTGAAAAGAAATTTGGGGAAATTGCCGCGCCAAAAGAGCTGCTGGAGCTGACGCAGCAAGGGCTGTTAAAGGCGCTTGGGGCAAATGGGAATGAGTGGGATTTGTGCGAAGGGATTGTCAATTTGCCAGAATCCTGCGAGCTTTATGCAGTTTGCACCAGCAACGCAAAAGAAACAGTGAAGCGCGATAATACGCTGGACAAAAGAGACCGAATTGATCTGCTCATTGGCATCATTGGAACCATTGCAGGAATTGTTGGAGCTGTTGCGGGGTTTAGACGATAAAACTGCCACTATTTCATCCAAAAAAGACGGTAAAGATGACAAGCCAGAACAGCAAGATTAACAATAGCTAGAATTAAATTATATATAAGCGAGCGGATGCTCTTCTTTTGCCTTCGAATGTAGTCCGCTCTTTCCAACGGGTCATCCATCCAAGAACCGTCGTCCACCTTAAAAAGGTCAAAAAAATTCATAAATCCTCCTAGAACTCTTCCCCACAATGGGGGCAGGCAGTGATATAAGTTTTCCGTGCTTCCTCCTGCGTGTAGCCGATAGAAAGCACGGAGCCGTTGTGATGGGTCTGGCCCTTGTTCAAATCATGAACATTGGAGAATACGTTCTGTCCGCAATGAAAGCAAATGCCAGCAGGAGGCACCAGCACTGGGTACTGGTGCCGATTGCAGTAGACAATCTGATTGCGAAGGCAGATGGGCGGGTTATGCTCGTTATAAAGCAGGCTGCCCATCTCCCGGCGATTCAGATATTTATAATGCGTATACTCGGGGAGCATTAGAACAAACTAGCCTCCTTTCCTTCTTCCCGCAGCTCTCGGAAAACGGGAAAGCGTAAAGAAGGAATGCCCTTAGCGTCCGTCGTTTCCTCAAAATACTGAACGGTGATAACACGACCCAGCAGAGAATCCCGATTCTGCCAGAAGAAATCCCGCTGCTCTTTGGTAAAACCGGAACCAACGCCCACGGTGCTGCCTTTATAATCCACCAGCACAGCGCCTAGCGTACCGGCGTTAGCACCCTGCCCTTCCTCAAAGCCAGTGATGGTCAAGTCGCAGTCCTGCATGACCTTGACCTTCAAAAGATTCGGAGTACGTTTGCAGACATACGGCGCTTCGTCGAAATTTATCATTACACCTTCCAGATTAAGAGAGCGGACGGCGTTCAAATGAGCAAGAATATCGGCGGGGTCTTTGGACTTTTCTAGCACCGGCAGTAACCGAAGGTGAGAGAGTTTTGGAGAGGTGGGCGAATAAAACCAATATTCCAAATGATCGCGACGGCAACAATAGCTGGCCCAAGATTTACCTTCCTGGAAATGAGACATTCGCAGAACATCAAAAACGTAATAGGTGAGGCCATGCTTCTCGCCGTCAGAGCGAGAAATCTTCTGTCCTAGCTTATAGTCCTCAGCGCTGGTGTTTTTGGGATGGAGCTCATCCACATGATCCAGATACCATGGTTCCAGAATGAAAGCATCATCTACCAGCAACTCGCCATCTAGCACGATGCCATCCTCGTATTTAGGCTGAGAAGCGACTAGAGCACGAACATCCTGTTCCACCTCCGTTAGCCCTTCAATGGGCTGGCCTTGGCGAGAGAAGAAGGAAACCCGGTCGCCCTGAATGATACAGAGCATCCGAGAGCCGTCCAGCTTTTGAGTAATAGTGAAACTGCGCGAACCGTCTACCAGCTCCGGCTTATCGAAATACTTCTGCGCCAACATACAGTTGAACTCGGGGATTAGTTCCGTACCGCAGACCTTATTGATGGTCTTGGCTGTGATTCCAATCTTAATAGACTTGGTAAGAAAATCATAGAAAAACTGAGCCAGAGGACTACCATACTGTCTGGCCACTTCTTCGTGGGTGGCTTGAACCTTTAGCAGAAGATCGTCATTAACAGCAGGAGCGCCCATCAGCGCCAAGCAAGCATCGTCCAAAGATTCAAAAAGCGACCAATCTTTCTCAGGCACTCGCCGCAGAAGAGGCTTTTGCAGCTTGCCCTTGCCCAGATGAAACACAATATAAGGGCTAAACTGATAACACAGATAGTGGTCAAAACGGTGTCCATAGTGGTCGATTACGTCTCGCAGCGTCTGCTCCTTCTCTTTGCCCTTAGCGTTGGCGATCTGCCGGAAGATTTCGCACAGCATGGACATGTCTTCAAAGGGGCCGCCCATGGTCGCCTGTTCCACAAGCTCCAGATTCAGACTCATTTCGTCACCTCAAACTGATATTCAAGCTGCTTCCGACTAGCCAACAGATCGCACAGGTGTACTAGCTTGGCCGTCCAGTCGCTTGCTAGTGGTGTAGGCAGAATGGCGGAGGAATACTTCCTCGTGTTCCACTTGCCCATATGGGAGCGGATAGCACGTTCAGCCTCTCGCACGATGATGGCATCGCTCATATCAAAGTCATGCTCATGAAGAAACTCCTGCAGCTTCATCTCCATGAAACTGGCGGCCAGCAGGGGATGCTCGTGAACCGTATGCTGAAGGTTAGCGTCCATGCCCAGCTTCATGCAATCGTGGAACATCAGCGCCAGATAGCAGGCATCGTCCAATTCCGTGGCAGCGTCGCCGCCAAAGGGCGTATCATGAAGATAGAAAAGCGGGATCTCCGCTTCGGCCAGCGCGTGATAAATACCAATGGCCGCTTTGGTGTGCCGCACCAGTCCGCCCTCGCCCAGAGCGTAGCTGGGATGATACTTGCCCGTGCTGCTGGCAGGCACATGGAAAAACCATTCCGGCACCCTCGTCAGCAGAAAGCGGGCAAACTGCCGGATGCTGGTATTGGAAATATAGTTCAGTTCCTGGTTGAAAAAAGACCAGCGTTCTTCATTCGTCATGGGCATCCTCCTCCATTTCAACATACTCCTGGGCTACATAGCCCCTCTCTGTCCGACACCAGCCGTCTACCACGCCGCTGACGGAAATTTTGCTGCCATTGTGCAGCCAGCCGATTCGCATGCCGCCTGGCATATCGCGTAGCGCTACGCGGCCATTGCTGACGATTTTGCCCTGACCGCTCATCTGAGAAGGCTCCTGCTGGGACAAATACGAGATACTGCAGTAAAGCGTGTCAGCGCCCCACTGCACGGTAGCCCACTGACCGCTCAGCGCTGTAACCTCCAACTCTTCCCCTTGCTCAGCCACAGCTTCGACGCGGGAGCGTTTGCTGGGTTCCCAGCGAAGATTCAGGCCGCCGTTTGCGGTAACGTAATAGGTTTCCGCACTGGCAGTTGAGGCCACAAGAACCAGAAAGACGACGAACAGGAACAGGATCAGCCAGACCCAGCCCAGAAAATTCCAGAAAGTCTTCTTCTGTTTAGGAGTCATGATTCTTTTGCTTTCCTTTCAAAGTAATCTTGAAGTTGATGAGCGACCGCCAAGGCGGTGTGAGAAAGCCCGGTGCCTGCGGTCTCTTTCGCAAAAAGGAACAGGAGCTGCACAAGCTCCTGTTCATCACGCTTCGTCATCTGACTCTCCTTCGGTCAGCAGCTTTTGGGCCTCGTTTGCCACACCATGAATGGCGGCCAGCACTTCCATCATGCGAGCAATGTGATCGTTCAGCGCGTTCATCAGCGCAGCAGGGTCGGTCGAGTTTGTCATATGAGCCCACTGTTCATCAAACGTGCGCTGGATCAGACCTTTCAAATCTTCGATGCGGCGAATCAATTCTTCCATGCAAAACGCTCCTTTCAATCTTCCGTTTGACCCAGAACTTCATAGGTGACATGCATCACAGAGCCATCGACGAAAGTAAACTTATCGGTTCTGGTTGATTTCTTATCGAGCAGCATCTCTTGTTTTACATACTGGATAACCGCATGGATTGCTTCTTTCGTAACCTTGGACTTGTTTAGCCACATATCTCCCTTTTTGTTCACCGTTCCAGCATAAATCCCAAAGGCCCCGCAGCCAACGTGATATTCGGCCATACCAATACTCCTTTCAGGTTTCCGTATCAATTTCAAATTTGTTCTTCATGAGTTGCTCCAATATTTCTCGGCCTTTGTCAAAGGGGCTGTCCTGATAATCCAGCAGCCCGTTCACGTCCCAGAGCACGTACACGTTGGCGTAGGGCGTAAACAGGCTGGCGAGCTTGATGATCTTATCGGAGTAGCGGTCGGATTCCTCGGTATAGGCTTCGTGATACTCCTTATCAAAGGCCAGAAAAACCTCCCGGACGCCATAAGACAGTACGAGATTTCGCTGATAGTTGGAAATATTGGAACCGCATACTGCTACGGTGAAGCTACTGTCACCATAGTAGCTGTAGGACTGCAAAACGGATTTCTCCGCCTCGGCCAACACGATCTTGCCAGTACGGCGAACAGCCTGCCCGACCACATTCAGACCGTACAGGTTGTACTTCAGCGCATGACGGAAGTCTCGCCCCTCCAGACGAGTTGGCATGTACTTATTACCTGCCGCCACGATCTCCGGATCGAAAGACCGGGAACGAATGCCAACGAGCTGGCTGTCCGCGTTGTAATGCGGGATGATGATCTCGTCCCGTGAAGCATCCGCCCGGATCTGGAAGCGCCGGGTAGCTTCTTCGGTTATACCCTCTTTCTGCCACGCAATGGGACAGGCAGGAGGGTATAAGTCGATTAAATGTGGAGGGAGGATCACCTGATCCTCCGGGGCGATAACGGTTTGTGCCTGCTTGATGCGGCCATAGCGTTCCAGCAGCGACCAGTCGTCAATGGTTCGGGTCTCGAAGCCGATCTTGCGCTCCATGGTGATGCCCAGCGTTTGCTGAACAAAGGACAGTGCCTCCCGAAAGGAGCAGTGCCGAGAACGCATAATAAGCTCATAAACATCAAAGCTGTCCGCACAATGGGTGTAGCAATGGAACAGGCCGGAGTCAGGATAGTAATACAGCTTCTCACTACCAGTATGAGGTGGGTTATGGCAGATGGTTTGAAAGATAAGACCTCCGCCCGGAGAAGCACGGGGAGGGCTGCTACCCAAGGCTACGACAAGCCGAGTGATCTCTTCGGGAGTAAAATCCCGCTTGGTTTGCAGAGCGTTCATCTTAAAGCCCGTTTTTCTTCCAGATGGAATGCAGCGCGTCCACGTGCTGCCGGTCTGCCGTCTCCATGCCGTTATCCAGCAGCGAATCGGATTCCAGGATGCTGTGCCACAGGTTCAGCTCATGTTCCAAAATACGGCGGAGGATGCTGGCTTCGTCGGGAGTGAGTTTTTCCACTGACTCGGCCTCCTTTTATTTGTTGACGATCTCAACGATCACTTTATCCCAGCCAAAGGCGCGATAGAGAAGATAGGTACAAAATCCGTCCATAAGAAGGTAGCCAGTTTCGACCTGCCGTACCTTCAAAGCGCCGGGGAGAATAGGCTCACCAAATTTTTTACGCTTCTTAGATGCTGCAACAAAGGATTCATAGTGTTCAGCAAACTTGGCAACAGCCGGAGGACTCTTCCAGAACCAAAAAGGAATAACGATTTCGTCCAATGGGAGCTCTTTGTAGTTCGACTTCTTTTTGCTATGATAAGTAACACCGAGGATGGGTTTAATGGGAAGCGTTGCGCCGTAGGCTTCGACCATAACCTGATCGAGAGTAAGCTCTGGTTCCTCTTCATCGAAAGCACAGCGGGCAGTAACAACATCCTTCAGCTGCGCATCCATGGGGCCATCTTCACGGGTCTGAACCGCAATGTCGTATTCATCGAGCAGTTTGTACCATGTTTCCACAGAGTGCATTCCCACAAAAGCGTCAAAGCCGAAAACATAGCGCTTGCCAGGATGCTTCGTGCTATTGGGAAACGTGACTAGGGCATAATGCTTCTTAAAGGGATGGGTGCTGTTAATCTGGATAGAACTCATCGAATCTCTCCTTTACAATTTACCATTTCAAGGTTGCTTTGCCGTTCGCCTTTGCGGCCTCCTCCGACACATCCGTCTGATCCAACAGCATTTCAACGCTGGTGTTGTCCACCGAGAGCAGCTGATAATTACGATCCGTGACGAACATATCCGTGGTACGCAAAGTCGAAAAATCAAAATGAACGAACACTTTCACGTGATTCAGCTTCCCTCGGCGGAGCTTGAACACATGAAAGATTAGATTGGGCTTCTGCCCAAACGCCTGCCCGTTGGCGGCCAGAATGGATTTCACAGCTTCCAGATCCTTTTGAGTGGGCTCCAACACTACATAACCCACGTCCACCTTATCAGCAATGCCCTTCGCACCGCGAATGAGGGAGGCGTCCGGGTCTTTGGCGTTTTTCCAATCGCCGCTGACCTGCGTAGATGTGTCAATGTGGACGTTGAGTTTGTTGCAGATGCCCTTCAATCGGTCAGAAAACATCACTAGAACGTTGTCTTCTCGGAGCTTAACGCCTCGCGCCTTAGTGGCGACCTCGGTCAGAATCTTAATAGAGGTGAAGATGTAATCAAAGAAGCAGTAAGCGATCTGGTGTTTCAGCTTGTACTCCTTGATAACGTTCTCGATGTCGTCCACATTAAAATCAGGGACATGCTCAATCCAGAGTGGCGCTTCTTGAACAACAGCAATGGCTTTGTCCACACGAGCTTCTTCACCTGGTTCGTACTTGCCGTCCAGAATGTGTTCCTCTGGAACGCCGGAGACGTAAGCCTGAATCATGGTCTGGACTTCTTCAATTTCCAACTCGGTCGTAATAAACAGGGTAGGTTCTTGACAGCCGGTTTTGACCCAGCGCTTTCGTTCTAGATCGTAGCGTTTGGGGATGGAAATGAGACAAGCGTCAGCAAGGGACAGCCTGCTTTTGCCCAACCCGCTGGGGGCCGTCTTCAGATAGAATTTTTTCAGCCGCCTACCTCGGCAGATAGTGGTCATTTTGGCAGAGTTCATAGGTGCGCCGATCTCGGGCTTTTCCTTTAACTCTTCTTTTAGCTCCTTCATCTTATCGCCAGCCTGCACACCGTGGCGACCCTGTGATTCGCCAAAAGCGTCCTTGATATTGCCCAGCTTGATTTCATAATGTTCCAGAATCTGTTCGAGAGAAACCGAATCCAGATTGCTCTGGGTTTTATCCGCGTCCGTCATGGAGATGACGGTGGGATCGTAATACTCGGAAATATCAAAGCCCTGCTGAGACAGCCGGTTCAGCAGGGACGCTTTTTTCAGGCGATTGTAAAAGTAAGCGAAGTTCTTATCGCTGGTCAGCTCCATGACGGAGTTGATATAGGCGACACCGTTATTATCGGTGAAGACCTTGTACTGATCTTTGTAGGATTGCAGGTAATCGTCTATCACCAGCGCGTCTACGTTTTTGGCACCGCCGCGAATGACGTGCTCCAAAGCGCCGAAGACGATGCGGTGAAAGCGCTCCGGGAAATCGTCCGGCACGAGAGAATAATGGTCGTCCATGAGCACCATCGGGTCTTTGATGATGCCTGCCAGCACGTTCATGATGGCGTACTTGTCTTTGATCGGGTAGTCTTTTTTGATAGCTTATCACCACGCTTTACAGATCCTCCATGCCATAGCGGCATGGGTTGGTAGCCGAAGAAGGGGTGAACTGATAAAGAATGTCCGCCGCCTGCGGAAGCTCGGACTGCTGCTGAGCGGCCTGCGCCTGCGCCCAGTAACGCATGGCTTCGTCATGCACATAAGGCACAATGCCGATGGTGGGCGGACGTTCGGGATCAATGGTTCCTTCGGACAAATCAAAGAAATAACGCAAGGTCAGAAGCAATTCCTGATAGGAATACTGGCGGGAAAGCTCCCCAATCTGCTTTTCCAGCAGAGGCGTAAGCTCTTTCAACTGAAACAGATGGCAGAGATACTTTTTCAACTCTCCCAGCGCGGGATCGTTGACCTTTTGTGCCTTTTTGGTTTCTTTGGCCGAATCCTTGACTGCTTCCATGCATTCGGGGTGGTACGCTTTGCCGCGAAACTTAACAGCCAGCGTGGCTGGAACGATAGGCAGACCGCATTTAACGCAATTCATATCTTCGGCCCCCGCTTATTCCACGCAACATACAGCAAGCAGCAAAGCACGGAACACAGACAGAGATAATAGAAACTATATTGGAGCATGGATTTCTCCTTTGCGAAAACAGCGGGGAGGAAAATTCCTCCCCGCACAAAGCGTCAGGCCGCCGTGACCGGCTTGTTCTTCAGCAGATCTTCCAGATCAAAGAGGATCATTTCCAGAACGGGACGCTGGGCTTCGGTCGCGTCAGATACATACTTTTCAGCGCCCCAGCGATCCTTCACAATGTCCCGGTACTCATCCACCCGACCGGAGCTGTTGAGCTGCGCGGCATACTGACCGATCTTATCCACCAGCTCGTTAAAGGGCAGCTTGGGCTCGTCCATAGTGAAGGGAGCCTGCTGTTCCTCAAAGGTCACGCCCTTCGCTCCCTGCTTGGCCAGTTCCTTGCGCTTGGCCTCGATAATTGCGTCCATCAGAGCCTGCGGCGTAACGTGCTCAATATAAGGCACGATTTCCGGGTAACGGGAACGGGTGTGGTACTGATTATTGGGAGCGAAGTAAATGTTGGAGAACTGGGGACGACCCTTATCATCCAGCGGAGAAGCCTGCATATAGCCGATAATGTCCACGTCGTTGCAGATGGGTTCAATCGCCCGCTTATCGCCGGAGGGGTACATCTTCTGATACCGGGCATGGGTTTTGGGGTCGGCATCTTCGCGAGTGCCGCCGTCATGAGCGATGTACACCAGCGTAAAGCCCGCATTGCGCAGGGAGCGAGTCGCCCGCTTGAACTCCCGTCCATATTCCGCATAGCCATTCACGCTGAAATCCTGCTTGCCATCAGCGCCAATCTTTTTCGCCCCCAGACTGGAAATACCCAGCTGGCTGCAGGTATAGTCGATGCAATAGTCAGCCATGACATCCACCGTGTCCAGAATGATGGTCTGTGCAATTTTGTGAGCTTCCTCAGTAGTAGCCGGAGAGGTGAACCATTTCACAAACTGAAGAAAGTCCTTCCAGTTTTTCATGGGAGCAAAAGGAATGCCCTGAATACCGGTCAGCCCGCCTTCGAACGCCGCGTAATAAGGCTTGGGCATGCCGCAGGCAAGAGGCGTTTTCCCGGTGCCATTAGCGCCCCAGAGAAGGATAGCCACACCGTCAAGATCGTTGCTGATCTGGGAAATCGGAGGATGCGCAAAATCAAATCCCATATTAGCTCACCTCCTTAAATGCGGAAACCGCTGGCCTGAGCGGCAGTCACAGCAGGAGCGGCAGGAGCAGCACTATTGTTTTTGCGGGCCATGATGGCGGGGATGGTTTCCGTTTCACGAACAGTCATAGCAGCGCGAATCGCTTCAGTGGAATAGGAACGGAAATCGTTTTCAGCATAAGCGGGATCGCCACCCATGATGCGCCACTCATGAACAAAGGTGCGTTCTTCATTGGCGCGACCAAAACCACCGCGATTAGAAGAAGACACGATGGCAACGTCAATGATTTCACCATTGAAGTGAGCGGTCTGCCCCTCTTCATAGCCATTTTCAAAGTCACCAGCCAGTTCCTTTTCAACCACAAAATCCATGGGCAGCACCCTGCCGCCGAAAATGGGAACGATCAGATGCACCAGCTTGCGACCGGTCTCTTCGCCATCCTTCATTTCATCCTGAATCTTGTCGATGTAGCCCTCGATCTCAAAGCGGGTGCCGGGCGTAAATTCATCACCCTCTTTAATGGAGGAGAAGAAATTGGAAGTGATGCTGGAACGGGACACCAGCTGATCGTTCTGACCGGCATATTCGTTCTTAGAAAGCTGGCCGCTCGTGACGCGCACCTTGGTGCATTCAGCCATGGCCTGCTGCTGATCCTTGCCGCTCTGCATGAGGGAGGCCATGGAAACAAACTCGCCCATCACCGTCTGCATTCCCGTGTATGCCTTATTGATCTTGTTGTCTTTCGTCAGCTGCGGAACGAACACATTGACCACATGGTCTTCGCCGGGGGCGGTCATAATGGTCACAGAGCCGCGAATGGAGGTCTTGCCCTCCTGGCTGACCTTGGATTCCAGTTCCATCTTCTTGACATAGCCTTCCATATGTACCTTATTCAGTGCCTGCCGCAGGATCGTCTTATTAACCTCAGTCATCGTTAAAGTCTCCTTTTCAAATCAAATTCAGTAATTCCCGATAAAGTTCCGGGTAGCAGGAATCCACATAGTGTTCAGCGGACTTCCATTTTTCGTCCCACTGCCATTCGTTTTCCGCATCGCAAACCAGCTGCTCATATTCCTCCACGCAGGTGCGGTAAAAATTTTCGTCATCCCAGCGGGAGGAAAGCAGCGGCTCGTCATGATAGGAAAAGAGAAGCGAGTCTGTCAGGGAATCGGTTTGTTTCCAACGTGCCGCTTCTTCTTTCAAGGATGCGCAGTAAGCGTCCAGATCCAGCGGTTCAATGACCTCTGGATGGAAGAAGGAGTGCAGAAATTGCCACAATTTTCGGAGCATCCTCATGGGCCTCCTTACGGTGTTGTCACGGCCTTTCCCGCATAGCGGTTAAGAAAATAAGTCTGGCCTTTGCCCGTGACCTTGGTAGTAACAGAAATTTTCGTTTCGCCAGAGGGAGAAGAAAACGTGCGTTCAGTCATATCGAACAGCCCCATTTCCATGGCCTTCTGAGTGGGGACGTTGTGGCGCTTGCCCTTATCACAGAGGAAGCCGTCATGGCGGAGCTGCTGAAACAGCCGTTTTTCGCCGGTGTTCACGCCGTTTTGTTTGAGAATCTTGGCCATGGTGCCGATTAGAATGCTGGTCTGGCTGCTTTCCACACTGTTGGCGAAGTGGACCTTGGGAGCGTCCAGCGCGATTTTCTCCTGCTGCTGGGCGATCTTGCGGTTCTGATCGTTGATGGTCGCCAGCGTTACGCGGAACAGCGCTTTGGTATTTTCGTCTGCATAAGGGAGATAGGTTTGAAGAAATGCGTCTTCGTTGGCGACGTAGCCGCCAGTCTTACGGATGGTGGGGATAACTTCATGAGTAATCCAACGCTTGAACTCTTTCGCTTCCGGTTTGCGAGAACCGAGGACAAGAGAATAAAGGCCGGGCTCATTAACAAGCGTCATCTTTTGTGCGCCACCACGCTGTTCGAAATGACTGTCAGTTAAACTGACGGTCATTTTTTCGTCAGGATCAAGCCTGTCCGCCGCCATCCTGCTGTTATTGATTTCCAGTGCTTTGCACACGTCAGACGCTGCGAACCAAGGTTCGCCATTTTTCATCTGCGTTCGAATCTGGCCGAATGAAGGGTTTTCAAAAATTCGGAATCCATTTTCCGTCTTAACCTGAACCATGGGCTTCTGCATTCTCGGGGTTTCATCTCCTCTAGATTGAATTGGTTGGAAAATTCGTTTGCTGCGTTTTCGCCGGAGCCGCCCGGCTTTCATGGGGAATCACTCCTTTTTGGGCAAAAGAAAACCACGCAGGTGAATTGCCTGCGCGGTCATTGGAGGAACATGAATTGGCCGCCTGTGCGGCTGGCGGAAAGAGTGGGATTTGAACCCACGGAGGTTTCACCCTCGCCGGATTTCAAGGCCGGTGCATTAAACCGCTCTGCCATCTTTCCATGTGCCGGACGAGCCCGGCAGGATTATTTTTGAGAAGACACTTGTCGTTTGAATCGGAAAAAGCCGAAAAGGAACAGAAAAAATCGCATCTGCCCGGCGTGTCCAGATCTTCCTGAGTCAAGTTGTAAGAAGAATGGCACTCCGAGCTTTTGGGAAGAAAGCATTTCAGCAGAAGCTGATCGCAGTGAACGCAATCGCGGCATTTTACTTTCATGGAGCATCCTCCTTTGGCGCGTTCAAAATTTTTAACGCAGACTCCGGCCATTTGGTTTTAGCATCCCAACCGGGAACTTCACTTTCCATGCGATAACAAGGAATGGGCTCACCATTATCCATTATCAACAGCGGCATTGCCCAGGTGGATGCCAGATAAGTGTAACGATTCATGACGGGTTTGCCATTTTCCCAGATATAGCCGCCCGTATATTCCCAATCGCCTTTCAGACCGGCCTCGGCATAGGAGGGGTTGCGACCTCGAAGCAGTTCGGCTGCTTTGTCCCAATCAAAAACCATCAGCGGGTTGTCGCGGGTTGCGCTGCCCAATGCGAATGCTAGATCAGTTCTCATAACATTTCTCCTTTTTCGGATAAGAGAAGGACGCATTACTGCGTCCGTGAGTTATTCGCCAAAATATTCCTTTGTAAAGTCTGCCAGGCGGTCTCGTTCGTTTTCCGGGAAGAAGACTTTTCGCTGTTCGCCGTTGGGGCCGGTGATCGTCTCGTAGACCACAGTGGGAATATAGACCTCGGGTCCGCTCTTATCGGCGCGTTCCCGATAGGAATAGACCGCATAAGGCATGACCTTGCAAATGGTCTGGTCTCGATTTTCCCGCCAGTTGGGAACAACGACTTCTTCCCAGACAGCATAATTCCGGTCTGCATAGTGGAAGCCAATAGCTTCGGAGTCAATTACGGAGTGGAAGTCGGTGAAATAGCCACCCTCCCCTACGTGCGCCCTCTCCTCTACCAGCAAATCCATGTGGCATTCTCCCGTCTCATCGTCATAGAACATATCCTTGAAAGCAAATTGCATGCACTGCGGATCATGATCGACCGACCAACGATACCAGTTCTTTCTTTTAGATTCCTGAGAGATCATTTCATTTTACCTCGCTTTTGTTTCAAGCCACTCTCCGCACGAAGAGACAGCATGGCAATGGAAGAAAATATGTGCAAAAAATCCATAGAGAAAGGACGAAGCAGCGCGCTTACGCCCTTGAAGAAAGAAGGTAGTTTACCAAGTGAGGGAATCATAACTCAAGTTAAGGCTGAAGTCAACCCTCTTTTTCAAATTTTTGTGGAATCATTTTCGGGTCGCAGGGCTCTGGTTAGGAGCCCATGCAACAACGCGGGTAAGAACGCGAGTGTCGAAACAGGTCAGCAAACTCAGAACGAAAGAGCCTTTTCCATTGGCGCTGGACACGGTTTTTCGGCGAGTGGGCGCAGGCATATACACGCCGAAGTCTGTGTGCAGCGTCCGCACCTTTTGTTCGGAAACCAGCTCCACCGTTACCAACACCACCTGCCAACTGGCTGGCATGGGAGAATTTTCAGTAATGACAGTCCACTGCATAGGCGTTCTTCCTTTCTTTTCGGGCGGCACGGCATTCGGGACAGCGTTTGGGGACGCGGAGTTGATTTCGTTCAAAGAACGTCACTTCGCTGTAATTCATGAGGAACGTGCGTCCGCAGTCTTTACAGGTGCGCCGCTGCCATGAGCCTCCAAGGACGCTGGCCTGGATGCAGGATTCCCGCACGCGGCACAACTCATCCAACGAATGAACGGGAGCATCTATCAGGTTGAAATCGTACTCGCTTACATTCTCCATCAGCAGACGGTTTACCTTATCCCAATCAATGTCTGGCACCAGTTCAGGACGCTGATTGTAGATTTGGCCGACAGTATTGAGTGCCCAATTCAGGCGCATCCACATGGGCATATTCAGCAGCGCGTCCTCCTGCACTTTAGCGAAGGTTTTCTGAGCCTCCTGCAAGGCTTCGGTGTCTGTTCTCATTTGATTTTCCATCTTGACCCTCCTTGAATTCGTTGAGTTCTGCCCACCAGTACAGCACCCGATCTTTCGTATGATTGGCGATATATTTCATGGCGTGAGCGGACGGGAAGCCTTGTCTCACGACAATGCCATCCGCGTCCCGCGTAACCATGGCGCACTTTTCCATCAGGCCGCCCCCATCAACGGGTTGAGCAGCGACACAGTGGAGTTCAGCTCGCGGGTGATTTTGATCTGGTCTTCCATCGGGAACGTGCCCCATGTTTCCCGGCTGACTGCGAGGAAGGGCTTCAGCATCTGACGAACAATGCCAAGCGTATCGCAGAAGCTGGTGGGCAGGCCCTCGTAGCGCTTATGAAGGCGGTCAATTTCGCCCTGCGCCGCCGTGAGCTTTTCCTGAGCTTCTTTCAGCTGGCGGGTGGTTTCTTCATACTCCTGCGAAGAAACACAATTCTGTTCCAATTCCTCTTTCTGCTTTTTCAGCGCTACAACTTCGGCCTTGGCTTCCTCCACTTCCTGATTCGATTGCGTCAGCTGATCGAACAAAACGCGGCTGGCTTCGTCCAGCTTCTGCATTTCATCGGGGCGATCATTCAGAAGCGCCTGTGCCCGTTCGGCTTTATTCTTGACGGAGGTCAGTTCTTCTTTCAACCGCTGGTTTTCAGAGGACTGCGCCATCAGAGCCTCGGTCTGCTGCTGCTTTTCGGACTGAGCTTTGAGCAAAAAGTCCTTGATCTTTTTATTGACCTGCGAATCCACCTCCTGCTGGAAAACGCCGAGCTGGGAGACCATTTCCTTTTGCGCTTCCGCGTCCATCGTTTTCGCAATACTGATAAGCAGACCCATGGGCGTATCGTTCGCTTCGGCCAGTTCCCGAAGTTCCGGGGTGATGGCAAGCAGGGATTTGATGCGCCGCATGTGTTCAGGGGAAAGACCCATCATATCGGCCAGATCATCCTGATTGGTGACACTGCCATTCACTCCAGCTTTTGTCTGTTTGAATGCTTCACTGTGCCGGTCGCCGCCGCGCTTCCCGATTTTGTACAGCCGCTCCATTTCCCCAATGATGGCGGCCTGCTTGAAATGGTTGGAGTCGATGCGCCCGCGCTGGCGGATGTTGGTCTCAATGAGGCAGCGGAGAATTTCGTCCTCGTTTTCGAACTGCCGGACGAT